ATCTTTACCACCAATTTCTTCATCACCCTCTCCGCCGAAATCTAATAGAGAAACTGCTCTAGCCAAGTCCTCGTTGTTACGAGCCATGTCCTTTAATTCAAGTTCGATAACCGATCTAGCATCCAAGTCTGGATCTACATCTTTCATCTTGGATAAAAATTCCGGATCTGGGATTAGATCTTTCAACGTATCGATGATATTGATACCTGCTACACCACCTTTAAGTTCTGTTTGAAAAATATCGTTTAATTTTTTAACAGCATCAAGTGCTGTACTTTCGTTTTTATCAAAAATGCCTCGGCCTTCTTGACCGTCATCATCTTCACTTACAATTTGATCAATAAATGATTCAAACTCGTATTCTGGATTATAGGATTCTTTTTTGGATAACTTTTCTGTTTCACGACGAGCTTTGTCACTTAGGTTAGTAACCTTGCCACGACCGTCTTTAGCTTTCTCAGACTTAGTCCATTCGCCTTCATCTTTCCAGCTGATGACTTTACCGTCTTTGTCTTTGACTTCTGAACGTAGTTCGTCTAATGATGATTCTTTGTTAAACTCTGGGCTAGCGCCTGGAATCATTCTGCCACCACGACCACTGCCGGCGCTACCGCTTGGGCCACCGAACGGAAGTTTTGGAGACATCTTTGGGTTTGTTGGTTCTACTGTAGTACCGGGGTTAGTAGATACTGTCTTTTCAGGATCAAATCTTGGAAAATTATTACTTGATTTTTCTTGACCAGGTACACTAGTATCGATACCTTTACGCATGGCATCTAAAGAATGCGGATTGTTTTCAGCCCATTTCTTAAGAAGTTCTTTTTGTGGTCCATCTGGCATCAAGTCTAACTGCGCCAATGGATCAACTCCGGCTTCGCCGAGAATATCGTCAGGGTTTAATTCTTTAACTGGAATATCTGCTTCGCTTACCAGTTTGAATATGTAAGGAAATGCTGTTTTTAATTCTTCGTTAAATGTACGAATAGTCAATCGATCAATCCAATCACTCATGATTTCTTCTGGGATCATCTGTTCTTCACGATCAGTAAATGCTTCTGCAAATTGTTCGTAGTATGCAGTGCGTTGTAGACTGTTTACTTCTTTTTTAACTTGTTCAATACGCTCTAATACTTTGCTAGTAATGTCGCCCATTGCTTCTGATAGTGCTTCGTTACGGCTAACATAGCCTTTGAACTTACGTAATTGTGTTAGCTCTTCTGAAAGACTGATAATGTGTTGGCCAATGGCATCGTAAGGATGACCACCATGTTTAATATGTTCTGCTAGAGCGCGAGCACCGTTGATGTGTTTAGCTGGGTAACGGAAACGTTCGCCTTGTGCATTTTCAACCCAGATATTTTCAATGTGCATTGAACGGCCAGCGGCAATATCTAAATTAACAGGTTGGCTATGTTTAATAATTAAAGTAGCCTCTCCGAGATCTTGATAACTCATTCGTGCTGTTCCGTACAGTCTATTTTCCATTATGGGTTCCATCATTGGTAATTCCTTCTTTTTAGCTTGAAATGTATAATCGCGCTTGTCTAGATTATTTTTTCCAATATTTTGTACATCAAAATTTAGTAGTCTATTTTTAGCAAATTGTCTAAAACTTCTTATAAATCTGTAAGCGCCTGGATGTTTCTTTTCAGCGATATTGCCGCTTACTTGTACTATTATGCCATCTTCTTCATCGAGGGTAATAGCTATAGTACCAACTGCTACACCACGTTCTTTATATTCGAACTCAAAAAATCGTGCTAGAGGCACATCCTGTTTCTTACTTAAAACCTCTGCGTTTTCATCGCCGATTTCAATGTCAGTAAAGCGGGTTTGGATCTTTCCGTAGAGTTCTTTAGCAATTTTATTTAAATTGGGTTTCATCTTATATTTATCACACTCCCGTTGATATGTATATGGGCAACGGCGGTTCCCAACTATCGTCCATTTCACCGGTTACTTTAAGAACTTCAAAGACTCTAGGATCCCATTCTGCTAGCAGTACGCTCATGCGTATAACTAGCAACAAACTAGAAACTAGATCGTCATGCTGTCCTGTTTTGGCTTTAAAACTAGTACCTGCGGCTATGAACGATTTAAGTTCGCTGATCAATGCACGACTATAAATCTTTAGTTTTTCCTCTTCTATGAGGAATTTTAAGCGACTACACGCGGCTATCTTAGTACCAAATGTGGTGTTAAATCCCTTACGGAATTTACGTATATGTCCTTTTCTTAGTGGTTCTGATACGAACATTCCGGGAAATGTTTCTTCGCCCAAATCAGCTATCACTACCAGTGCCGCTTCTCCAACTGTGTTATTTTCCACTGACCAGTAGATATTATTGTAATTTTCTTCTCCGATTTCGTCCTGGACATATTTTAACATGTCTCGGAATATTTTAACCTGTTGCTGTACTGGTGTAACATTGTGTTGCCATTCTGCTACCTGTTCCATGCTGGGCAGTTCAAATATCTGTATAGCACCGTAGTCACCACCTGTACCCAAGCTGGGATCTAGTGCGGCAATATAGAGATGTTGAGCAGAGGGTTTCTTATACCAGCGAACTTGCCCCATTCGGGTTATGGGTTCTTTGCCGATCATTTCTGACAGTTTAATACTGTTGATTAATGTTTCGTCATAGACTAAGAATTCGCAACCGTATTCACGACGGAAGCGTTCTTCACCAATACGTCCTAACTCGACTTTTTTCCATTCGTCATCACGATCTGGATGTTCATGCCACTCTGCACGGAATCCGTGGAACCCGTTCATTCCTAATCCGTCTGTTCTAACATCCCCGTACTCGTCAAACTGATTTTGACTTTCTTTCCAAATAATAGCGAACTCGTCTTCATCACTATTGGGTGTGCTGGTGATAATCGCACGTCCACCAGTTGCTAGTGTTGGCGATATTGATGTCCAAAACTCTGTAGCAATGTTCGGCTGTACGAAAGCAAACTCATCGCAATATAGTAAGGATATGGACATACCACGACCGGTATTACCAGTAGTAGTAGCTGATACAATTCTTGATCCGTTGTCAAAATCTATACTCCCTTTGTTATAACTCACAACCCCTGATCTAATATAGTCTGGGCATAATTCATATCCATAACGGATACGTTGCATAATTTCCTGTGAACCTGTGTATTTGTGTGCGGCCACTAGGATAGTTTGGTCCGGGTGAAACATGGCAAACCAAAGCAAATATGCTGACGCACAAGTGGTCTTGCCACTTTGTCGAGGTAACATGTTTATGTTGAACCGAAACTCGTGATAGCTTTGCAGTAGCCTTTCTTGATACTCAAACGGTTGAAACAACATCTTGCCTTTGACAGGATGTTGGATATAGAAAAAGTGGTTAGCAAAGTAATGATACCCGTTGACAGGGTCAGAGCACTTTAATAAATGCTCAACTTGCTGTTCTGTAAACTTTTCTTTACTATGTGCTTTTTTGGTTAGTACACCATCTAATGATTTTGCCATACGTTATTTAATCAAAAAAATAGACTCCGAAGAGTCTATTTGGCACTAGAAACAGAGTGTTAACTGCGACGAATCTTATCGTTCCATACGATCGTTATAATCGTTACGCATACGTTCTTTTTTGTCTTTCAATGCTTGCAACCGTTTCTTAGCTGACTCATCGCCGTCATCTGCTTTTTTCTTCAAGCTATCTTCATGCGATTTTTCTAAACTTCTGCGATGTTCAGCATCGACTGAATTAGGATTGTATCCTTCTTTATATTTGTTGAATTTGTCTTGAATTGGCTCAAGATCTTTGCCTTCACGACCGGCTTTGGCCAAAGCCATCATGCCTTTCTTACCATACTTTTCATAACCCTTGGCAGCACGGCTCATTGTGCGTTTGGCGGCTTCGTCGAGTGGATTAAACTTGGGAGGCATTTTGGCCAACCATGCCAGATACTGTTGGGCTAGTGCTCGGTATTGTGCAGGATCAGAACCAAATGCTCCGGTACTGCTACGACCTGTAATAACGCTATTAGGATCTTCTCCTGCTAGTACTCTAGCGACGTCATCTTTCTTTAAATTAGCTTGCATAAGACTGCCATCTGCTCGTGCAGGGCGTGTTTTAAGCCACGCATTATAGGCTTGCTCTGATTGATCCTGTGCTTGGCGCATGGCTTGTTTTCTTGGATCCACAGGACGATTCGGATCTGCTGGAGTAACTTGTAATCCGCCTGACGTAGTACCATCTGGATTCATTGTGACTCGACGTGTTAGCGGCTCGTCTGTTTCTTTGATAGATTGATACATCTGGCTCAGTCTTTCAACTAGGCCTTCTTGTAATGGGTTTTCACCACCATTAACACGTAGACGTTTTACATCACCCTTGCTGTGCATGTCGTCACCTTTGCGAGTAACGGAATCTATACCATATGTGTGAGCATCGCTGCCGCCTGGGGCACTGTTGCCGTAACTTTCATCTGCATCTGCATTGGACAACATGTCTTCATCTGCTGTTCCCAACACAATATCAACATCGCCATCCATACCGTGTGGTTGTGCAATCATCGGCTCTGCATGATCATGCTCTGCAGATTGTTCAATGTTGCGTAGGATAGACATTAGGTCTTTAATTCCACCTGCACCGCTACCATTCATACTGACATTCATAGTAACTGAATCTTGTTGTTGTGGAGCATGTGACATCATTGGCATTGGCATCATGTCGCCGCATTCAGGGACAGATGATTCTTCAATTGCTCTTAGTTTTGCACTTAGATCGTAAAAATTCATATTATTTTCCTTTTACCTTAGCCGCTACATTAAGGCTATTTTTGTGTTTAACAGGAACTAAATTAACTTTTTTCTTACTAAACGCATTCATTGTATTAACTTTAGTATCTTGTGTTTTAACTTTGGTATCAGCTTTAGGCATAGCCTTGGCTAACAGCTCATCATTTGTGCCAGTGACCTGTTTTAATTTCTCTTCATTCTTTAATGATTTTAAGAAAGTCAAACGTCTGTCGCCGACTAGCTCTTGGTTATCTGTTTTTTCATAGTCTTTATCAACTAGTGCTTCGCCAGTTGCTTCGTCATTAGCATGATTCAATGCAATTTCTTCTTGTTCTTTTTCATTAAGAACTTTTACACTGCCTGAACTGATCCCAAGACCTTGCGAGACTTTGTTAAGAATCTGTTCACTGGTTGCTGGATAGTGCGTACATGCATCAAATACTGACATTGCAACATTTTTATGTTCTGGAAAATCTTTGTGATTTGCACTGATAGGAGTAGTTTTAGCTGTTCCTACAGAAGCACAGCTATACTCAGATAGTGCTAGTTTGATCTTTTCAGCACAATCTTTAGGGCAGTCGCCTACGATTTTAATTTTAAATTTGTAGACTTTTTTATTTTCTACTAGGTATTCTTTGAATGATTTCATGGTCTAGTCCTGATACATTATTTATTCATATTTTTAAGTTTTTCAAGGAGACTATTTCGGTCACTAAGGATATAACCATC